CACGATTATCGCTATACTGCCTTATAGACGGGCACCACGCAAGTGAGAGAGCATTCCTTGACTTCTTTTAGTTAAAGAATCAGTCTATACAATAACAACATGGCAACACAAAATATAAAGTTAATCATTTCACTAATGCAAGCTCTATGAGCAAACATTGTGCAACGACCACTTAATAAATTGGATGCGAATATTGATATTGCAAGCTTAGCGCAATCATACTCAGACCTCATTGCTCGACGAATCGAGCATAGAGGAAAGGCAGATGCGGTTTCTTATTTCAAGACTCTGCACCAAATTGGTACAAAGCTTGTTCTAAAAGACTCAAGTCTTACTGTTTTACCTTTTACCAAAACTAATAAATCAGGTGTGCCAAGGGCTTTACTTCCCTTGATACCACTGTTTATGAGTTCTGATGTAGAAATTCAAAGACTAGGTTTAACTATCACTCGATTCTATGAATCGATTGTACTTAAACCAACCTTTGATCCTGCTCCAATTACGGAGCCAGGCGTAGCTCTGGATAAATCATTCTTAGAAGATTTTAAAGTCTTCTTAGAGTGATGAACCGCAAAATTACGAATCCAAGGTAACATCCCTCCGCAATTTGACAAAATGACGGGAAGTCTAACTCAAGGTCCTAACGGACCAAGTGTTATAACTTCTCATCTTGATGCAAAAGCTTTAGTAAAAGATCAAAATCTTCTAGATGCCTTTAAGGACTATGCTTCCATCACTGGAGCAGAATCTTTAGTAGAACACGTAGAAGGTTGAGGTTCAATTACTACAGATGGTGACTACTCTCACTCTCGAATCGCCTTGTTACAACAAGGAGGAGGAAAGACAAGAGTAATTGCCATTGCGGATTTCTGAACACAAAACTTACTTAAACCTCTACACCTTGCGGTGATGAAGATTTTAAGTAAATTAAACACTGATGGTACGTATAACCAAGACGATCAATTTGCACGAGTGCAAAGAGAAAGCCAAGGACATACAACCTTCAGCTTTGACCTTACCTCAGCGACGGACAGATTCCCTCTTAAAGTACAACAGATATT